AATTATGTCTAAGTCAAACTTAATTTGTTGTTGAGCGCCTTGCAAGCGATAGAAGGCTCTAACGTTTTCTGCAGGGTCTAGGTTAGTCATCTTGTGCCTCTTTGATTAGCGTTATAAGCTCCGCTTCGCTGATCTTGTGAGTTCTGTTTGATGCACCGTCAAATAGTCGAAAGTAGTCATAGACCGCTTTATAAATGCGTTCACGCTCTAGCTCAACCCCAGCGTCGTAGCCTAGTGTCCAGTAAAGCTTGTTGCTTATGTCTTTCATGTCTACCGACATTAGAACGGCGCGTTCTCGAAGCCACCGACAGAAGCAGCGTTAGATGCCTGCTGAGACTTTGTCTTTACCTGCACTAATCGAGCGTTCTGAATGTGATGCTCAACTACTGTCTTTTCAATGGTGGAGTCTTTAGGCGTGTACTTGCCTATCTTCGTTGATAGCTCTCCTGTGATCTCTACCCAGTCTTGTTCTTGTAAGTGCTCCACCTGGCTCATGTCGAACCAGCATGTCCATAGTCTTGAGAAGGGCTTTGGCTGTCCGGGTACTTCATAATTCTCCCAGACTGAGATCCTGCGACCTTCCCAGCCAATTAGGTTTACGTCTCCGGTAATTGTGATCTGTGGCATTTTGTCTCTTTTCTGTGTGTTGTTATTTAGTTGCTATATATAAACCTAATGCCTATATATAATTATTAAGTTAAATGTCTATATATAAACCCTAATAATACCTAGGTATTAATGTCTATATATATCTATATATAGTAACAGTATGTTATTTTAGTTTTTCAATGCGATCTATCGTTATTTCTATCGTCTCTGCTAAATCCGAGTCAATGTTCATTATCTTGTTTTTGTAGTCCCAGAGTTCAAAAGTTAGCTGCTTTCGCATGTCTTCCCTCCCATGACCATAACCCTTGGCGTATCCGGTTACCCAGGTTCTTTCGGTGAAGTTTTTCCAGTTGATTTCTTCCTGCATGATTCTCCTCTGTGTGGTGTAGAATTACTGCTGGAGGCGTAGCTATCTGTGGGCTACGTCTCCTTCGTTTTGTATCTACTTTGTATCTACGGCCTTAGCCATTTCAGTTATCTGATTCAAGAATCTCTTAGGCAGGCCCTGTAGCTTAGCCTCGCTGTATAGCTCTCTAAGCCCTTCGACATCACTACTTAGGGCAAGTACACTCGCACGCCCCTCGAAGTCCTTGAGACTGGCTCCTATGGCTTCTGAGGATACCTTCTGCATTTCTTCTGCGCTAGGCCTTACAGTGTTGCCATCTTTCTTGGTCTGAAATCCTAGAGTTGCTAACGCTCTACCGATTGCACTGGTCGAACAGTTTTCTATGAACGAAGTTTTGTTTATAGCGCTGGATCCTCTGGTTTCCTGAGCGAAATCAACCGCTGCTGGTCGAGAGTCTTCACGATCCGTAAACGCACTAGCCATAATGACGATCTCTGTTTCGTTGATTAGCTTTATCTCAGTGTGTATTCTGCCGTTTGGGTATAGCTCCCAGAACTTGCCTATTCTGTCCGATACTGGTTCGTAGTTATCCATGAATCCCATTGTGTTACCCTTCTGTGATTTTGAGATAGGGCTTGCCCCCAGCTCTGCTTTGTAACATTACAACGTTCTCGCCGTCTACATAGCCATACTTAGCGCCTTGCATTGAATTTTGTATCACTGACCTTCTAAGAAAGACCTGCTGCTTCCAGAACTTTTCCTGTTCTAGGGCATCTACTAACAGCCTGTATTCCTCTGCATCTATCTCTGTCTCTGTGTCTTCTATGTCCGGGTGGAGTGTTCTAACTGCCTCATAGGTGGATTGGCTGCCGTCTAGTGTTGGCTCTACACCTGTGTTCACAGCCTCTAGGAAGCCCTCTGCCGCCTTGATAAGTTCTGCCGCCTCTATCGGGTCATACTCCACCGTAAACTCCCTGTATTCGCCGCCTGCGACTGCACAGAGCACAGCAGCGCTATGCAAGCCTGTCACGATCATGTACCAAAGAACCTGCAAGCGGTAATGCTCCGGTAATTCAGGCATACGATTGCGTGAGAATTTGATCTCTAAGATAGAAAGTTTGCCGTCTTCGTCTTCAATAACGCCGTCTGGGTTAGCGTGAAACCCCGGGTTTATTTGGCTCTCATAGGTGTAGTCCGCTGTGTGTAGTGTTAGGTGAGGGTGCATATCTCCGAACAGCCTGGCTATTGCAGGCTCGAAGTAGTTGCCTAGTTTCATAGCCATAGTTCCCTCTTGAGGAAGTAGCTTGCCTGACTTCTGCGCCCATAGAAACACTGCACTAGTCCAAGGGGATTTATTCATAATCGGAGCTATGTCGCTGCCGCCGATTGCGTTAGCTCTTTGAGCGTGCCAGCCCTCGGAGCCTGCCGGGTGTGTGCCTATTAGTGTGCCGCCTAGTTTGGCGATAGTTCTATTTACTGTGATCATGTTTTGAGCATAGCCCCAAGGTAAGACAAATAGGTAGTCCAGTGAGGGTAAAAATCGTATGCCGTTTGTCGCAAACTGTCTAGCTTGCTTGACGTTAGAGGGCATTTCGTTACTAATGCTAGTTATTGTTTACATTACTAACGTTAGTTATTCGTTGTCTTACTAACATTTGTAACGTTATCGTTACTAAGGCGCTTGTGTCGTTATGGTTACATTCCATGTTTTTATGGAAGGCTGTCCGCTTTTATACTCCGGGAATGTGAGGGCGCTCTACGCCTTCTGTCACGTCTTCAAATTCTTCGTCTTCAAAATCACCTTGAGGGTTGTTCTCCCCGGTGTTCTTTACTGCCATTACAGAAGCAAAGAAAGCTAGGGCTGCTGCCACGCTGGATAGGATCTGCTGAGACTGCTCACCTGTCACTAGCCCGGCGATCACTAGCAACGGTACAAGCCCTGCTACAGCGGCGTAGATTGCCTTACGGATCTGAGGTGTGAACTTCATTTTGCGTACCTTTCTAGTAGGGCTTCAGGGTCGAATGTTCGCCCTTTGAATATGTGTCTAGGCGTATCGCCGTAGGTTAGGTGTAAATGGCTTCCGCGTGCGCAATTCCCAGTTCCACCAACTGCTGAGAACCACTTGTTGCCTTCCCAGATCTTAGTACCTGGCCTATGCTTGCTCTTTACCTTCAAGTGAGCGAACCCTAGATACATAGGTTTGTTTTTACCCTCATGCCAGAAGCGTAGAACTAGACACCAACCTAAGCAGTCGCTCCAAGTGTTGATCACGATAGTGCCTGTCTCCGGAGCCGTTATCCAAGTGCCTTTTCTCGCTCCAAAATCTAGGCCCCTGTGAGGGTTCTTGCGGCGCAGCCTGGAACCGTAGCGTGAAGTTATAGAAGGCTTAGGTAATGGGTATCTCATGCAATTAACCCCGATACAACTACTACAGCGAAAGCAGTTAGAGCGGCAGAAGCGAAAGCAGTAATCCAGGCTGTTTGCCAGCGTGCCTTCTCAAGCTCCCGGATCCTGTCTTCATGATCTTGCAGCATCTTGAAGCCGGCCTTTATCTCTGCTACGTCACCTATTAGCTTTAGTAATAGCTGCTGCTGAGTGCTACTTCTGGGGATCTGCTCTGACATTAGCTAGCGAACTAAGCCGGCAACTAGTGCGTTTACTTCTAGCTCTGTTAGCCCTAGCTCGATTAGTTTCGCCCTGGCGTTAGCTGGAGCATCTCTGCGTGCCAGTTCGTCTGCTGTCATTTTGCGAACTACCCAACTTTGTTTCATAACACCGTCTGTCTCAACCGGGAAGCCCTCTAGAGATAATTTATCCTTGCCGGGTATTGGCCTGGTTGTTTCCTCTACCTTGAGCCAGCCTGTCGGCAGAGTGTCGCCGGCCTTGAAGCCGGGCTTAGCTAGTTGCACGTCTCCTATGTGTCGAGGGTATTCGTTTTCTGCATTTATGTATAGCATTATTGCCTTTCTAGAGTTCTACAAGGTAAGAAGTGAGAGTTACATCTGCCGCTGTGAGTGTGCTGGTCGCCCCTGTCAATGATGAAGCCGCTGCTGTCAATGATGAAGTCGCGGCTGTTAGTGTGCTGGTTGCTCCAGTGAGGGTTGATGCTGAATAAACAATGTCCACGCCGTCGAGTACATAAGTCCCTGTAAGTGAGCCGTCATTTGGCAATTTTGCAATCAAGAAATCATCACTTCCTGAGCCTGTTGAAGCTGTTTGTCCTAGAACATAAATGTTATCTGACGAATCAATTCCGATTGAATTGCCGCGGTCGTCACCTGTTCCACCCAACACCCGCTGCCACTGAATAGTGCCTGAGCTGTTGTATTTTGCAATCAAGAAATCTAGGCTGCCTTCACCTGCCGAAAGAGTAAAACCACAAACATAAATGTTACCTGATGAGTCAATGGTTATAGAATTTGCGTTCTCATTACTGCTTCCACCCAACACCCGCTGCCACTGAATAGTGCCGCTTGAGTTGTATTTAGCTAACAAGAAATCATTACTGCCAGCACCTGTTGAAGCCGTGTAGCCAAACACGTAAAGATTGTCTGATGAGTCAATCGCTGCCGAAAAGCATTTATCATTACCGCTTCCACCCAAAACTCTTTGCCATTGGATAGTTCCCGATGAGTTGTATTTAGCAATCAAGAAGTCATCATCACCTGCGCCTGCTGAGCCAGTTTCTCCGACTACATAAATGTTATCGGACGAATCAATTGCTACTGCATATCCCGCGTCACCGCTAGTACCGCCCAAAACTCTTTGCCATTGAATAGTGCCGGAGCTGTTGTATTTTGCAATCAAGAAGTCGCTGGAACCTGCGCCTGCTGAGCCAGTTTCTCCGACTACATAAATGTTATCGGACGAATCAATTGCTACTGCATATCCTGTTTCGGCTGAACCCCCGCCCAATATACGTTGCCATTGGATAGTTCCCGATGAGTTGTATTTAGCTAGTAAGAAGTCGCTGGAACCTGCGCCTGCTGAGCTTGTATAACCAAAAACATAAATGTTATCTGATGAATCAATTGCTACTGACCTGCCCCAATCCCTAGCAGCCCCACCTAAAATACGTTGCCATTGGATAGTCCCTGCGGAATCATGTTTAGCTAATAAGAAATCCCTGTCCCCTGCGCCGGTTGAATCCGTAAATCCAAAAGCGTAGGAGTTCCCCGATGAATCTAAGGCTACTGAATATCCTTCGTCGCTACCCGAACCCCCAAGGGTGGCAAGCCAATAACTAACCCCTGCGCCTGCGCCACTAGCAGCCCAAAATCCTAATCTAATTAGGCTCATGCTAGATCGCCAATTAGGTAATAACTGTTAGTTGCTTTCTTAGTAAGGCTTGCCCCTGTGAACTGACCGTTAGTGTTTAGAAGACCCTCTTTAGAATTAAGGGTTACTCCTGCGCCTGCTGCGAATGTAATCGCGCCTGCTGTGTTCTGGATAAAATTTACACTTTCACCTATTGCTAGTTCATCATCTACAGTAATAGTAATTGTCCCAGTTGCGTAGATAAAAGCGTTGGAATCCGAGGCGGTAATAGCCCTAGAAGTTGATTGCTCGCTCACTGTCGCACTTGTGTCTGGAATGTCTATTGCGTTCTCCCAGGCTGCCCCGGTGTACTTGGTTAGGTTGCTAGTCCCAGTCAGGTAAGCAAACTGTCCGTTTACGGGAACAGCGATAGCAGCTTCTCGAGCAGTTGCATCTGTGAAGACAGCGATAGCCTGCTGCATTAGGTTTAGGTTTATCTCACTGGCTTGCAGTGGGTTGCCGTTTGCGAATACTTTATAGGTCATGCTATGCCTCTTTCCATAGGTCTAGTGTAGTTAACCAATTGTCTGAGTCAAGATAATGACTCACCTTTGTAATGGTGTAGTAATCCAAAATCTCTAGTATGTCTTGAGAGAAGTCCACTCCGATTAGCTCACCGGGTAATAGGAAAGCTGCCTCTGTCAAGTTGCCTAGTCTGTCTAGGGTAAGTGTTTCTATGTTTTGCACTAAGTCTGTAGGGGATTGGTTGAAGACTAAGTTTGACCACCTGGTGAGCTCTGTTTCATCTGTCGTATTTAGAGTAACATCTTTGGCATAAACCCCATAAAGTGAGATAGAGTCTGAATTTTCTTGAACGACGAAAGTATCTGTGTCTGATTTTAGGTCTACCCTCAGCGAGTTAAACACCTCATCACTACTAGATAGCGTGTTTATGTTTGTCATGCACAAGTGATACTGCGTTGTATGATCATTCCCGATTGTATAAACTATCTGCCCGGATCCTAAGACATCTATGCCGCCTAGCTCAGAACTGCCTAGCGTGAAGTAACCGCCGCCTACTGGAAAGTCTGGGAGAATACTAGGATCTGGTCGAGGAATAAATACGAACTCTTGAGTAGCGGCATCTATCCAGAACAGCCCTAGTCCTACCTGTATTGCTTCACGCACTAGCTCTGCTGGTATGACCTGAGTAAGTGTCTGAGAAGGTATGCGACCTGCTGCGACCTTACTGAGCGTGCTAATAGAAGTGCCAAACTCTGTAGCGATTAGCTCTAGCTGCTCTAGCGGTGAAACGTAGCCGTCTACATTAGCAGAATCAAAGCTTGCTATTCGTGTGTTTAGTAGCTGCTTCATAGAATCGTATGCCGTTACTTGAAGTAAGTTCTTACCTTCTATTGTGTAGCTGCCGCCGATACTGTCAATTACACCGCTCCAAATAATCTGGTCTACGGCATCTTTTGTAAGTTTGATTCTTACTGGAACGCCGGGCCTGAACGCGCTGTTCACAGAAGGATCATAGTTATAGCTCTGTAGGGTTACCCGGGCCGCTGCCGGCTCTGGCTGGAAGTAAAGCTGATCCTGTATCGCTCCACCGTTTTCTATTAGTGCATTACTGACTGTGCAAGATAAATCCTGCCAAGTAAAGGCCTGCTCACTGCCGCCGCCTAGTACGTTAGTACCGCCTAGCAAGCTATCATCAATAATAAATAGGTTACCGCTAGTAAGAACTGCTGAGCTACCTAGTGTGCTAATGCCGATAATAAAGGCATTGTCTGAAGTGTCCGGTAGGAAGAACTCCACGTTGAGATCAGTCGAGATATCAAACGCCGGTATAATAGTCACCTTAGAAGTCTCGAACTTCCTTGCACTCTTAGCTGGCTGTTTATGTCGCTGATAAGGCTCTGAGCATCTACCCTGGCACGATTGATATTTACGTTTATAGTAGTACCTACGTCGCTGCCTGAGCCTTTGAACGCTTTAGTCTGCGAAATAGGCTTGCCGAACTGGTCGAAACGTTGCCTCGGCTGTGAGTTTTCTAGCCTCTGTTCATTACCCCTGCCCGAAGTAACATCAGGCGCGAAAGAGATAGCTGCTGCTGCTGCGT